ATTGTTATAACATTTAATATTGTCATATTCTAGACCATATTTATATAATTCATATATTGAACTTTTTTTTGTCCCTCCTAATTCACAACTAATATAATTTTTATCTTCATAATTAAAATATTTATTTAACATATTATCATAATAATAATATAAAGCTTCACAAAAAGCTTCATTATTAGATAATTGATATAAATTAATAATTCTAGATAATAGATATAATTTATTGTCTATAATATTATTAAAAAGAAAACCAGACATAATATTAGCTGATTGTTTAATATAACAATCAAATATAAAACCTCTTCTATTTTGTTTACTAGTAAATTCAGATAGTAAATAACCTATAGAATTTTTATTCGGAGAATAATCTAAAGCAAATAACTTATTAGTTATACCTGATATATTGAACCATTTAGGAATATCTTCTTTTTTAATAATTATATTTTCATTTTTATCATCTGAATGAACTAATTGAAATAATTTGTGAACTGAAAAAAATTTATTATAAGCTTTTTCATTTATGTAACAAACTAATGAATGAATAAATGAAGATATATTATGATTTAAACCCATCGGCCAACCATAATTAAATCTTAAAAAGTAATTATTATTATCTTTATAAAAAAATTCTTCTTTGTTTTGTATGTAATCTTTAAACCATAAGGAATCTGATAGTTTTTTTGGTACCAATAAATCTAAATGTTCAGAAACTTTACAACAATGGTATAATAATTTTAATAATTTAGTTGAAAATAATTTTTGTTTATGAAAGATTATAATTAAATATTTAAATTTTTCTTGAATATCTCTAGGAGACCATTTAGCCATATCTGCATTTAAAAAAACTTTTTGATAACCAGCAGGAACTGATCCTTTAGAAGATTCTGATATTCTATTTAATCTTTGTAAAGCATTTTCAACAACACTTTCACTTTTAGTTATTTTGCATAATTCTTTAAAAAATTGTTGAATTATAAATTTAACACTTTTAGAGCTATTTGTTCCAAGATAAACTTCTCTATCAGATTCACTTTGTGCTTTTTTACCCAAAGCAAACTTATTAACATATTTTAAATCATTAATTTCTCTTTCTAAAAATCCTTTGATAGAAAATTCATCATGTTGATCTATATTTTCAAAAAAATT